ATCCAATCACCGAAGATGAGTTCTTTACCCCTCATGCTCAGGGGTGTATGTTACTTCAAGAATGCACCGATCATGTTCAAGAACTTAAGACAGTTTCTGACCTCAACAAGCACGAGGAACTGGCTGATGTTGATTATAGTATTGTTGCTGATGAGTTTAACTCTCTCGTCCGATCACTTAATAAGGTCGGATCTAAAGTTTTTCTAGCAGATATGCGATACTTCCCGATTGGTCATCGTGGAGTTTATCATACTGTAAGTAATAACTTCTTTCTGAATGTTGCTCATATGCATCTCCCTGGCACTATGATTTCAGTGATGCGTCACGAAGGATGGCACGCTGCACAAGATTGTATGGCAGGTAGCATCAACAATAACTTCATTGCTATCATTCATAATCAAGAAGATGTTCCCAAAATGTATCAGGCAATCGCAAAAAGTGCCTATCAGTCTCAACCACATGCTATTCCCTGGGAGAAGGAAGCATATTGGGCAGGACATACTGAAGGTATGACACAAGCAGCATTAGAATCCTGTGCCGCTGGAACGATGTGGACTGATTATGAACCCACACCAATGACCAAGGAGTGGTTGATCGAAAACAATTACATTAAGAACTAATGAAAATCTTTTTAGACACAGCTGACACAGAAATCATCAAAAAGTATTGGTCTACTGGACTCATTGATGGTATCACCACAAATCCTTCATTGATTATGAAGAGTGGTCGTAATCCTGAAGATGTATATCAAGAACTCGTCGATCTGGGTATTCCTGACATCAGTATGGAAGTTGTTGGATCTGACCTGGAAATGTATGACGAAGGTATTCGTCTGTATGAAAAGTTTGGTCCTGTTTGTACTGTCAAGGTCCCATGTACCCGTGAAGGACTTATCGTATGTAAGCGATTGTCTGAACAAGGTATTAAAGTGAATGTCACATTGATCTTCTGTGCAGCACAGGCAGTTCTTGCGGCTAAGGCTGGTGCAACTTATGTTTCACCATTTGTAGGACGATTGGACGATCAATCTGTGGCTGGTCTTGAAGTTGTACGTTCAATTAGTGAACTGTATCGCATTCACGGTATTCGTACTCAGGTATTATCTGCATCGATTCGTAATGTTCAACGTGCGATTCGTTCTTGGTACAATGGAGCAGAGATTTGCACAATGCCACCTAAAGTATTTGATGAGATGTATGATCACATTCTCACCGATAAAGGTCTGGAAATTTTTGATAAGGACTGGAAAGAAGTATGTGGAGAATCTGGAGTCTAGCTCTAGGCAGAAAAGATGGGCGAGATGATAGAGAAGCAGATATTATTGCTGGCATACGCACCTTTATTCTTGTGTGTTACATGGTTACCAATGTGGCTTTGTTGCCAATGAAGTAAGACACTGGAATGACGGTCAGTGTGACGACACTATATCTGGCACAATTCCCTTGACATTGGCATCTAAATAACATATGATTTACAGGTAGTCAACAGGAGTCACCATGTCTGCCACTTATCTCCCTCAGCGTCAAAAGTATCGTATCACGTTGGAACTGGATGTTATGGATGATTTCATCCCACAAAACATCGATTGGGAAAAACTGTTAGATATTCAAGGGTCTGAATCTGTAACAACTTATGTGGAGGACTTGTCTACTCCTGATTTTTGGTGATAATATCGGGGGTGATAAATAAAATATATTATCACTCCCATCATGGCTTTCTACGCAACAAAACCATCATTGATTGATCCATCTATCACACTTTATTATGCTGGTGGTAATAGATGGTGCGATGTACCGTCTGAAAAAGTGACTTACGCTACAAGAGAAGGTCTTGATCGTAAAGTTGCCAATGAAGATGGTAAGACAGGATCATTCAAAACAGCTACAGTGGTAGAAGAATGAAGACTTTAAGAGAGTTTTTAGAAGCATATGATCCTGAGATTCAAGGTAGATCTCAGATCAAACAAACTGGTGACGAAGGTAGGAAAGAGCCTAAAAGAGACACCGCTAGTAGACGTAGGCCTGGTGTAAAACCCAGGGTTAAAGCCATCGGTGGTGGTAAGACTGCACCAGTTGGAGAGTACAAAACTCGTTCAGACGTAGGATCTACCAAAGCAAGATCCGAGAGAGAACAACAGCCTACGAAAGAACGTGGTTCAGCTGAAGTTAAACAGTCTTATGCTGATAAAGTAAAGGCAGAACGTAGAAAAGCTGCACAAGCTAGAATTGCTGCGAAGAAAGCAGGTGGTGAAGTTAAAAAAGACACCATATCTAAGAAAGATGCTGAAAAAGAAGCATCTAAACTTCTGAAGAAGAAAGAGACTAAGAAAGTCAATCCTAACTATAAACCAAGAGAAGCATCTGGTTATACAAGACAAGAACGCATGAAGATTACTCGTGCAGGTGAACGTGAACTGAAGAAAGATTTCAAACAACAAGAGACAGATCGTTACCGCAAAGAGACAGGTAAAAACCCAGATGCTAAGGGTAGAACCAAAATCATAGCTCGTGTCCATAAGAGGATGAGTACATGACACAAAAGATGATGCGATTGTTCAATAATCTTACAGAAGCTCGAACATATGTGAGAGGTGAAACTGGTTGGACGATTGCTCGTTCTAAGCAATATGTTGACAACAATATTACCATGAGAAATGGTAACAAAGTCTGGGTAGTTTTACCATGAAAACATTTAAACAATACATGGAAAATGTCTTCTCAGATCAAGAGAAGGCAAGAAGAAAAGAGGAAGAGAGGAAAGAACGTGAAGAATTGAAGAAAGAGATCACTCAAGACGTTCTTAAACAGGTTAATAGACAACAAAGAACGTCAATTCAATAGAATTAAAGTTAGTAACCTTGAAATGTCTTCTATAGTATGAACAACACTCACATCGAACACCCCGAAGACACCATTCTGACTGGTGATCTCAGTGTTTTTGACGCACTTTATGATGAAGCATTCATCTCTATGAAGATGGATGGAATGTCATTGGTTTGGGGAACCAACCCTGTCAATGGTAAGTTCTTTTGCTGCACAAAATCCGCATTTAACAAGAAAAAGGATAAACTCTGTTACACCACTGACGACATCTTCACTCACTTTGGTCATCAAATTGAAGTCGTAGAGATTCTGTCATATTGTCTTAAGTATCTTCCTCGTACCGAGAACATTTACTGGGGCGATTGGCTTGGTTTCGGTCGTACTGATGTGCTCACTCAGAACACTCTGACTTATGTGTTCCCTGAGGCAATCAGCCAGAAACTTGTTATCGCACCTCACACACAAGTTTTTGTCACTCAGGACAATCTTTTGTGCAATGCCGTGTGTAAACCACTGACTGAGACATTTGTTGACACCGCCATCATCAAGTGGGTGCAACCTTGTGTTGATCGTCTGGGTCTAAAGTCTGATGTTCCTAACATCAACACTGACAAGATCAAGTTTCTGACTAAGAAGGAAGCAGAAAGGGCTAAGACTGCTATCAATGCACTGATCAAATCTGGCCAGAGTCTTACACCAGGTGATCAACCTAAGTTGATTGACATTCTGGGTTGTCCTTTTCTCACTAACTTGTATCTCCTTGTGATTGACATCAAACATGAGATTATGGACTCACTGATTGTCAACGATGCACCCGAAGCTTATCTTCCTAATGGTCAAAAATGTGAGGGTGAAGGTTATGTTCTTCACTCTGTCGTTCACGGTTCAGTGAAACTGGTCGATCGCACTGAGTTTGCCTACGCAAACTTCCACAATGGATTCGGTGTTTGAATTAGTAACCACGAAAGGTCTTTATTATTAGATTCGTACCGTTATGACTGTTACCACTAAGAAGTTTTTGACTAATCAACTTAAGTTGATCATGTCACTGACAGATGAACAGGTTAATATCTACACCCGTGAGACAATGTTCAAGGTTGTGGAAGACCTTTCGGGTGGTATTTGTTGGGCAAGTTCACACAAAATCGATGACACTGGTGCTCTACTGACACCACAAGCATTTTTGAAGTGGAGTGAATATCCTGAGAAAACTTTGACGAGTGTGATTGGCATGAAGGTCAAAGGTGGGAAGAGTTTGACTAAAGAACACTTTGGTGGTGTTCGTAGTGGCTCTAAGTTCATCTTTGCACACCATTATGATAAGTTTGTCGAAGATCGTTCATATGATCTTATCAACAACTTCTTGACAGATATTGATAAATTGTCTAAAGTTGTTGTGTCCACTCGTGAAGAGAACGAGGCGTTTGCATCGATTCGTAAACGGTCTCCACAAGATTACAAAGATATTGATATTGACCACCTAATTTACGTTGAGAATGTATCACGAAAGAAATTTGTCAAATGTGAACACCGTGTCGTAGATTCTGATCTTACTCCATACTTTCCTGAGGTATTGTTGGGGTAATCTATGGGCAGTCAACATTGAGTCTTGGCGGATTAGTTGACGTAAGTCCCACAATATGTTAAAATCTAAATATTATTAGTCTCGCCAAGGCTCATGAAAGAATATTACACCTACGCATATTTGCGTGAAGATGGAACGCCTTACTATATCGGAAAGGGGTGCGGTAGAAGGGCATATTCATCTAACCATAGAATAAATTTACCTCCTAAAGATAGAATTATTATTCTCAAGAGATTTTACCTTGAGGAGGATGCCTATTCTCATGAAGAATATATGATATTTGTATTTGGTTGTAAGTATAATAATACTGGTATTCTTCAAAATTTGTGTGATGGTGGTAATAAAACCACATCTGGCTTTAAACACACACCAGAAGAATGTAAAAGAAGAAAAGATAGGATGAAGGGTAATAAGATATGGTTAGGACGTTCTCACGGAGAAGAATGCAGAAGAAAAGTAAGTGATGCCAGAAAGGGAAAATCTCTATCAAAAGATCATATCGACAAATTGAAAAAATCACACTCACTTAAATGGAAACTTACATCACCAACAGGTGAAATTTTTGTAGTGGAAAACTTGACACAATGGTGTAGAGATAATAATCTTAACCCATCCCCATTTTACACATATGGAAAACACAAAGGTTGGGCGGCTACAAAGTTAGTAACCTCGAAATGTCCACTATAGTATAAGATTGAATTTGATGATTAAACTTCGCCCACACCAACAAGAAGCACTTAATGCACTTCGTTGTAACAGTATTGGGCAAATTCTAGTTCCCACTGGAGGAGGAAAAACCCTAATTGCTATCATGGACGCGGTTAAACGTTTTGAAGTAAATGTTCCGCGAACTATTGTTGTTGTGGGTCCACGCATTCTGTTGATGGAACAGTTGTGTTCTGAGTATCTTGAGCACATTACTAATGCAAACGTTCTTCACGTTCATAGTGGAGAGACACAGCATTTCAGTACAACGAAGTCTGATCGTATCAAATTGTTTGTTGATATGTGTCACACTGTGCGTGAACATGTGATCATCTTCACCACTTATCATTCTCTCCATCGTATTCAAGAGAGTGGTATTGATGTGGATACAGTATATTTTGACGAAGCACATAATTCTTGCCAACGTAACTTTTATCCCGCAACTGAGTATTTCAGTAAGAAAGCAGATCGTTGTTTCTACTTCACCGCGACTCGTAAAACCAGTGTGACTGTGAAGAAACCAGGTATGAACTGGGTTGACACTTATGGTCAAGTGATTGCACGTGTGTCTGCACCTGACTTGGTACAGAATGGTTACATTCTTCCGCCTAAGGTCAAGGTGATTCAGATGGACAAGGTGGACAAAAAGTCTCTCACTCCTCACATGGAGGGGAACAATGTTCTCGCATCTATTGATGAGATCAACATCAAAAAGATCCTTGTTTGTGTCAAGACCACACGACAGTTGCAAAACCTGTTCATGACAGATTTTGCACAACAACTCACTGACCGTGGTTATTCTTACCTCTATATCACCGCTAAGACGGGTGCAATCATCGATGGTAAGAAAGTATCTCGTGAAGAGTTTTTCAACACGTTGAACACTTGGGGTAAGGATAAGACCAAGAAGTTTGTGTGTCTCCACCGTTCTATTCTGTCCGAAGGTATCAACGTTTCAGAACTCGAAGCTGTTATCTTTCTCCGTAACATGGACGCCATAGAAATGTTGCAAACTGTCGGACGTGTCATCAGGGTTGGTTCTTCTGCCAAGACTTATGGTATGCTCTGCGTGCCAGTCTATAACAACGTTGGAGTTTCTACAGAGAAAGCTTTGCAACGTTGTGTTGATATTGTCTTCGAGAAAGGTGAAATGTACGACTCAGTTGCACGTCGATGAATTACACAAACTCAGCCATTCTTGATTGTAAACCAGGTCCATTGCCTATCGTGGTTGGTGATGGATACCTGGCTGCAATTCCTATGTCAGGATCACAAACTCAAATGTGTGTGATACACAATGGTGTCCCTGTCAAAGTATGTCGTAACCACAAATCTGCGATGACTTTGATTAACAAACTCAAAAAAAGAAAGAGTTAGTAACCTCGGAATGTCCCCTATAGTGTAGACACACTCTCAGAGCCACCTTAGAGACCCTAGAACACCCCTTTTCTTCTTATTATGAACATTGACACCCAACTTCAAACAATCATCGAAAATCTGGAAGATGGCGTTAAAGTGTCATACGAGGCACTGAATGATCCTGATCAGGGTTATCCTTACGCCACTGGTTATTCACGGTCTACGATGCGTCATTGTATCGAAGATCTTCAATATGTTATCAATCAGTATCGTACTATTACTCTGGAGGAAGGCAAATGATCGCGACTCAAACTGTTACCGTCAAGTACGACTTTGATTGTGACTTTATCTGGACTGATATTTCTGGTCTTATCAATGAGTCTGGTGTTGAACCTTTGACTGTCATTGTTCATAATGATCAGACGATTGACAATGTGGAAATGATATTCTCTAATGTAGATGATGCAGTTCGTGTCACTGAAACTTATCTTGATAGTGATGATCCAGCTGATATAATGATGTACGTTGATCCATCACTTCTATGAAGAAACTCATCCTCGCCACACTATCAGCACTCAGTCTGATCCCATTTAATTCTGTTCATGCCTCAACCTTCAAAGATCATGTTAAACTCTGGAAAGTGTTGGACGAGATCGGTGTCACAACCGTCGTCAATAATCCCGTCCATTGTTATGATGCTAAGCCTCAGCTCGATGGTATTTACTTCCCTTATTCTGGATTACTCGTTGTCTGTCAAGACAATAGAAAACCTGGAGAGGGTCAGGTTGAGTGGACAGAAAACGATCTAGACACATTTAGACATGAAGCACAACATGTCGTCCAAGATTGTGCTGCTGGTCCATTATTTGATGGTAAATCTCGGTCAATGTTCGATCAAGATGAACTCATAGCATTCATTGGAGCATCAACATGGACTAAAGAAAAAATTAAGCGTTTGTATAAACGACTTGATGATCTGGGTCTGACTGAGAAAGAGATTATCATGGAAATTGAAGCCTATGTAGTTGCATCTGGTATTTCTGCCGATGCTATTGCAGACAAACTACTTGAATTCTGTAAGAATTAAAGTTAGTAACTCCCAAACGTCACTATTATTGTAAGACACACATTATGAACAATTCTTCTCAAATTCTGCGTGAACTTCAGGAACTCCGTAAGACTTGGAGGGCACAGAACTTCAACTATACTGTGAATCAACAGAACCGATATGATGAGTTGATGATGCTTCGTCGTGCATTTATTGACAAGTGGGAAGAAGATGGCCTGGTCTGGAAAGGTCCATCAAACGTTGGCAAAGCTACTACCGTGACTGCAGAATGATGAACTTTGATACATCTAACGTCGAAACATTTCAGGTTGATGGTACTGACTTCACGTTCAATATGGACCGAGTTCAGTACATCGCTGAGAAACAACTTGAACAATATGAATCACAAGTCAAAAAACTTGGTAAACTGTTAAAGAGGAAAAAGAATAAAGAACAGCTGTCAAATGATATTGTTGCTCTTTATCAAGAGTGGAATGTAAAAGATAACGATGAGATTCTTTATCTGTTGTTCTCTGAAGAAAATGAAGACATCTTCACCGATGTAACTACAGAGAATGATCTTTATGCCAATCCTGAGGAACCAATTGCATGATTGCACTTTTCAAATACTTTTATTATGTTATTCTTGGTTGTATTGTGATGTTGATCGTTAAACTATTGGCGAATTAAAGTTAGTAACCTCCAAATGTCCCCTATAGTATGAACATGACTCAAGCTATGAAAACTCAAACTAAAGGTGAGTTTCTCTCTGATTGTCTGATTGAAACTCTTAACGACATGTGGAAAGTTAATTCTCTCGAAAATAGTCGCAATTCATATCAACAACTCGAATGTGAAGTTGGTCGGAAATATGTAAAGATCTGGGATTATCTTGTGGTAGATGGTGAGAGGGTCCGTGGACGTTCTTGCTGGATGTTTGTAGATAAGGAAACTGGCTCCTGCTATAAACCTGCATCACACAAAGCACCAGCCAAAGGTATCAGATACCAGATTGAAGATTTGATTGAATCTCCTACGATTTGCGACCCGTATGGTTCATTCTTGTACCTGAAATAGGTTGGAATTAAAGTTAGTAACCTCGAAATGTCTCCTATAGTATGAACAACACTAAAATGACTCTCACCGAACGAAACCAAAAGCTTTTCGAGTTACGTCAGAAACTTGACAAAGCTCGTGCACAAGTTGCATGGATCGAACAAGAGATTTGGCTCGTTAATGATCAATACGATCGTCAAGATCTTGATCTCTTCAAGGAAATGTTTGGTGATTCGGTGAAAGTTCCTAGTATCTACACTGATACACCCATGGCTGAAGAAGTGTATGGTGGCTAACGTATTAACTTATAGCCTTTAGAGTGCGTCCTAGTGGTGAGATTACCTTGATTTACTCCTGTTGCTCTACACCATGCCTTCAGATTGTAAACCTCAAGTATCTCTCCATCAGGACATTCTACCTTCCAATGTTTGGCTTTTGAGTAAACTTCATTGTAATAATTGTCACACCACTCCAAATTAGCCACGTTGTTGTTATCCTTAATCTCGTCTTTGTGATTGACTTGTGCCAGATTATTTGGATTTGGTAGATATGTAAGAGCCACTAATCTGTGGATGCTATATCTCTTTTTATCTCTAAACATCACCTTAAGGTAACCTTTATCTGTCTTTTGTGGTTTTAATTGTTTCAACTGTCCCTTGGAATTACGTCCATGGGTAGACCAAACTTCACCACTTTCAGTCACAAAGTAACCTGAATGTCCTGGTATCTCCTTCATATTATTGTTAGTTACCATGAAATGTCCTCTATAGTATAACCTCTCACCTATTATTTATCAACCCCCTAGTTTTCATGAGTTACCCACTCGGCATTGATAACCCTATTCTGGTTAAAGGTGTGATGGGTTCACACAAATGGGCATTGTATTGGCGTGACGATATGACCAAAATTGCCACCTTTAATTCACAATTTCAGGCATACGAAGCACGTCGTTTTTTACTTTCCCAATGATGAACCAACTCGAAATGTTGACCGCTCGTGAACAACTCATGGAGGACATTGATGCCATTGTTGAGGAGTTTTTTAGTGACCCTTATGAATCACATTTGCACAGCGAGCGTGGTGAACTAATCCGCACTCTATGTGATGCCGTTTGTAACAACTTTCCCACACAAAAATGATTACTAACAAGCGTCAAATGATCAACATCATGAAAACTTGTGCTCATGCTGATACTCTCACAAGAGAGCAAAAGTTTCAAGTCTTCGTGAATGTGTGTGACAATATGCTCAAACAAGGCAGAATGACCAAGGCTACACATAAACGTTTCACGGAGATTTGGTGATATTATTGTTAGTAACCTTGAAATGTCCCCTTCAGTATGAACAACACTTCAAGCATGGTAGATTACACTTTGGTCAAAGAACAACTCGGAACCGTTGTCACTGACGGTTCAAACGAATATGTTGTTTATGACTTTAAGATTGGGTGTGCTGCTTATCAACTTTGGGACAAAAAAGAGCAGGCATTTTATTACACTGATTACAATGCCTTCAATACACTTTATCAACAAATCTCTGGTTGATTAAAGTTAGTAACCTCCAAATGTCCACTATAGTGTAGGAACCACTCAACCACATGCGTAAGATCGAAGAGCAAATGTGCTCCGCCATTCATCACAACCAGAACTGGCAATCTGCAAACACTTCTGTTCACTTTGATCCCGAAACTGGCATCTCTGTTGTTCGTCTTCATGGTAACAAAATTGCTGAGGTTTCTGATACCGAAGTGACAATCTTCGATGGCGATCATCAAACTCACACCACAAAGTCTCGCCTGAATGCACTTTGTGCCGAGTTTTGTATCACTGGCGAAGGTGTCTTCCAGAAAGACTTTGCCTGGTATATTCGTAAGTTTGTCGGATGTATCAACGGTCAAAATGTCTTCAAGACCGAAGATTTTGAATCTGGTTACACCTTTGCCTGAGGGATTCGTCCCTCTTTTTTATGTCTTTCATCGCACATTACACTGATCCAATGACTCTTACTCCTTCACAACTTGACAACTTAAAGAGTGACTATGCCTGGCTGATTGTCGATGGTATGGATCTCAAAACACTATGTCAGTGGGCAGCTGAACAAATCGAAACAAATTTGTACGATTACGATGAGAATGACCTAAAAGAAGAGATTAGTGATATGATGGGTGAAGATGTATGGGAGGACATGAGAAAAGATGCAATCGGGTGATGTAGTCGAATACAAGGGAATGTCGCGTGAACAAGTATCATGGGCATCAAGCGATAATCCATCTTATTTGATCATTGGTCGTCGCTATGTTGTCCGATCTGTTCACACTTATCCATGGTTCACAAAGATTACATTAGAACACAAATCTGGTCAGTTCAATTCAGTTCACTTTACAAAGATTCGGTAATTAAAGTAAGTTACCTCGAAAGGTCGTCATTAGTGTAAGGAGCTCACAGTCTTCTCACTCTCTCTCTCTCCTTGTATTGCTTCAGAGAGTTTGCTTCACTGGTCTCCATCTTTTTTCTTTTTTCCATCATGAAAATCGCACTTCTGATTATTGTTGGTATTCTGTTCTGGACGAGTGATGATGCACGAAACTTCACCGCAGATCAACTCAACAATGTAAGTGAAATTGTGCGTCCTGATGTTGAGAAGAAAGTCTTCAGCATTAGTTTCTAATCTTGTGAGTAACCTCGAAATGTCCCCTATAGTATGACAGTTCAATCCGACAACATCAAAGCCATGGCCATTCTTGATTCTATCAGAGGTTGTAAGGTCCAAGACAACAATGGTAAAATCTACAGTGTGGCTGATGTGAAATGTTTCAATGGCCAAGTGTATGCCATTGGTCTCAAAGATGATCAGAATGTGATCAAGTACGCGTCACGCGACTATTATATGGAAATGGCCGATGTTGCCTGATATTAAAGTAAGTAACCTCCAAATGTCTTCTATAGTATGAACGCAACTTCTTCGATGACCCAAGACACACACAACGGATTCGCTAATTACGAGACCTGGAACGCCGCACTTTGGATTGGCAATGATGAGTTTCTCTACAATACTGCAAAGGCATGTGTAACTTTCTGCGAAGGAATTGAGACGCCTTGGGATAAGTTTCAACGTTGTATGATGGAGGGACAAATTGGTAAGTTCCTTGGACAAACTGGAGATGGTGTTGCATGGAATGATCCTGCAATTGATGCCGATGAAATGAACGAAATGCTGGAGGATCTTTGAACATGCATCGTGCACCCGAGTTCGCCACTTCTATCTGAGCAAAATCAAGCCTAAACTTCGTACTCAAGGCAATGTGACTGGTAACTTCATTTTCGAAGAAAAGATTTACGGCATGGCCAAGACCACTATGAACAACACAGAAACTATCACTTTCCGTGAAGCACTTGTCATTCTTGAAGATCATTATAATGCTACATATCGTGGCATTAAAACTGTACGCGAAATGTGTTCAGATCTGACAGATGCGATGTATTGGGACAAGGAAGATCCCAACACAATCTATCATCAATTCGAGACAAAAGAAGGTCCGAATCGTATTGTCAAAGATGATCAAATCATCCCTCTTGCTCTTCACTATGTTCCCTCAAAATGATCTTTAATTGTGACATTGCCTGGTATGATGACAAGGGTCGAAGGCACACTACAACGATTGAATCTGATCGAACTGAGAGAGATTTTATCAGACAATTAGTCGAAGCAAGGTATCCCGCAAAGAAGGTAATTATCAACCGAGTCTATCAAAAGCCCTAGGCAAGCCCAATGAATGATCAAATTTACCATCTTCGACATACACAAATGGAAGGTAAATTACAGGCTCAATTAAGTTCAATTATCTACGCTTACCGTGAACACGATGACATCCCGACACGCGAACAGTTAGCCACAGATAGGGTTGACAATTCTTATGTTAGTATGGTAGAATTGTGCAAAGATGTAGGTATCACTTATGCCCCTAAAAGCTCAACCATTACCATCATTTGAAGAGGTAAATTCACGTATTCAAATTGATAGTGAAACGGGTGTAATGACATGGCGTTATAGTGTGGCTAACCGTATCAAACCAGGTGATAAAGTAGGGTCACCAAATAAGTCTGGTTATCTACATTGTAGGATAAACAATAAGGGTTACAAACTCCATAGATTAGCGTGGTTGTTATACTATCAAGAGGATCCAGGTAAGTATTACATAGACCATAAAGATGGAAATCCATTAAACAATAGTAAGAACAATCTCCGTAAGGTAAGCCATAAACAAAACAGACATAATACAGTCACAAAGACTAAACCAAAGTCAGGATTTAGAGGTGTTGATTTACTCCCATCTGGAAGATTTAGAGCCTATTATGGTGATCAACAGTTAGGGACTTATGATACAGGAGAAGAGGCAAAAAGAGCAAGAGAAGAATGGCTACAAGAACATGTAGGAGAACATAGCTACACTTACCGATAATCAGATTTTACCCTTAAAAAACACCGATAAATAGCGAATTTTCATTAAAAAAACATTTTTAATGCGTTTCTAAATGTATATGGACGTTTGTGCTAATGTGTGGCAATGCCCTGTAAAGTGTCTCCATAGCCACTCATAAGGGCCTCAGAAGCCTCCAGGTTGTTGTGATCTAAGTCCTATCATAATCGGCTTTCGAGAATATGTCAAGGGCCCCAATCTCCAAAATCTCAGCCACATAAGAAATTGAAATATCACAGTTCTTTATAACACTTTGAGGCCCTCTTATTTCCCGCGATTATTGTGAGTAACCTCCAAAGGTCTCATGTAGTATAATCACTCATTCGAACCCCACATGACCAAACTTCTCGAACTGCATGTTATCTTGATCGATGGTGAGAGTACAAAGATGCTCGGATGTTATCGTAACATGGATGAACTGAACCAAGCCAAATCATTCTACGAATTGAGATATCCTGCCGGTGCAGAATTCCTGGTGAAAGAGTAGAGATTAACCATTTCAACACTAACTAACAACACGGTATTATTGTGAGTAACCTCGAAAGGTCTTCTACAGTATGAACACAACTCAAATGCAAGAAACTAAGTTCAACATCTACGGTGAAATGTTTCACTCTAATGGTTACTCTCGGAATGATGTCTTGGGTTTCATTGCTGCCACAAGAGAGGAGGCATTAGCAACATGTAAGCGCCTCTATCCTAAGTTTCACATTATGTCAATCTGGGTTGATGAAAGTAAACCTGAGGTTGTGAGAATGCAACCCCTTCGGTAACACTAACTCATATAGGCCAGGCCACTATAAGCCGGCTTATATAAAGGCCCTTATATAACACTCACTCACTGACCTGATGATGTCATTAAACTCATCACACATACACACACTAATTAACACTCACTCTCATGCCCCGTTCTGTACTCATTGGTCTGCTTCGTAAGGGAAAGACTGGTAACGAAGTCCTTGCTATCTTGGACGCCATTACTCACAACGAAGAGCCACAATCGCCCGAGGCCAAAGGTACACTCGAACCCCTCACATTCTGAGGTCTAAGTATACCTTACTGTATGGGGACATTAAAGTTAGTAACCTCGAAATGTCCCCTATAGTGAAGATCACTCAACTCACACAACTTTGATTCACTCCGAAGCATTCACTCAAGCACTCTATAATCTCATCGATCTGAAAATTATCGATTTAGATGAGTATCAGGGTCTTAAGGCCAACTTCACTACCACTGAAGAATTGGACGCTTATTTGTCAGCTAGAGAGGACATTACTATTTGACACTTATGGGGGAAATATGGTATACTGACAGTGTGGCTAATTCGACAGTGTTTTCGGGGGGTCGTTGATACCGCCGGGCCCGCAAAGAGCCCCCCCTATAAGAATTTACTAAGTCCCTAACCTACAAAGGTCCCCAAACGGCCAAGAGAAATGCCGCCGATAAAAAAATTTCTATATAAAAAAATTACCCCTGAGAGATTTTCCATATGGCCCCCATCGAAGACACGAAGTTATATCATATCTACTTGAAGAACGAGTGTGTACTTCATAGTTTGACAGAGGAGAATTTTAAGAATAGTTGGGAGATACTACAGAATCTGGTGGGGCTTGTGAAGACTGACTATCAAGCTGAGGATCTCTCCTATGAAGTAGTGGAAGTACTACAAGAGAGAGGGGATATCAGTAACCTGTCAGATAGTTCACACTAACTCGAAGAGGTGAAGAATACCGAAGGTATTTCGAGGTTGATTGACAGTAGACTACATAATTGGTATAATAATGATTGAAATGGAGTGATTCTAATTCATGGCAAAAGGTTTTACAATAAAGGCTTCAACACCGAAGAAAAAAGATAAAGGTCCAGAGTGGGACTACGAAGCCATTAAAGAGAGGATGAGGGGCAAAGCGATTGTCTTCTGTCTTCCTGGAAGAGGATGTTCATATGTATTCATGAAGAACTTTGTACAATTGTGTTTTGACCTT